GGTCGTGGTCTTGGCACGGAGAGTTTCTCTCTTTGCCTCGTGGTCCGAACGGGTGATTCCCGATGGGACACATACCACCTTGCTTCTCAATCTGCGCTTCAAACTCGGCGAGTGTGATGTTATGCACGCACCGATAATATCTGTCGTTCTTTGCCGCTGGTGTCTGACTTGGCCACGAAGCCACTTTATCAGGGTGCTCTTCGCGATACTTCTTTTGCCTGCGGTTGTTACTCGCTTTGGCTGCTTCGCTGTTCGGGTCTTTGTAGGGCATCGGATTCCTCCGATGCTTACTATAACACTCCCGAACCACAAAGTCAAGATTAAACTGCGCTTACCTCGCCACGAACACGCCGAAAACCCGGTGTATTATTCGTATTGGGCCGGGCCACGACCCCAAGGAACCAGTCGTAGCTCACGATTGCTCGTGTCTGCAACATCGGGTTCGCCAAATCGATGTCGTTGTCGCCGAATGTCTTGACGTTGACTTTGAAGGACGGACTCCGGGGAACTCGGTTACCGAGCAACTCGGAAGCCATCATGGCTTCGCGGCCAACAATATACGTGGCGTAACCAGTCTTGCCCGTTGACGGGTAATTGGCATACGTCGGCACAGTTTGAGTGCGGATGATGCGGACGCCCGCCCACTCCAGCACTGTGTATCCGCGCGTCATGTCGCTCTTCAGGACGGACATGCCGCCCTCGGAGCGCTTCAGCGTGTCAACCGCAGACCCTGCGCTGTTGTCCGACATGAAGTCGTACACAACGTACGGATGCATGGCCGAGGTGTAAACCCCGCCATCCCGACCAGGGACTGCGTTACCCATCAACTGCGATTCGCTCTTGCGAATCGTGTTGCTGAGCATGAACTCGTTGTCCAACAGATCGATGCGTGCACTGGCCTGAGCCGTTGCAGCCGCTTCGAAGCCGTTAATCGCAATCAGGTTTGAAGTCAGAGCGCCGCGATAGGACAGATTGCGCGAGGCGTCCATCGTAATGTCCGCCAAGAACATCTGTTCTGCGACGTTCGAAATTCCAACCCAATCGCCGTACTCGTCTGCGAATGCGTCGCTGAACACTTGGTTCAACTGCAGAGACGGGCCGGGGATGCCTTCGGAAAGGTCATACGTCGCAGCAGCGTACGGGGTCTGCCCGTAAAACTGCAGGGTACGACCGCTACGCCGAGGCAGCGGACGAAAATCACAAAGCTCTTCGAGAAAGGGAGTATTAAATTGCCACTCCATGATCGCGGTTCTGTCATATGCGATCTGAGGAAATGCTGCTAGGGTGGTACTCTGGACGCCAGGCGGTAAAATCGTATGGATACCCTCTTAATCCCCAGTTGGGATTGTAGGAAGGTATCTTGCTCAAGGAATCCCTTCTATCTATGAAACAAATAGTCTAAAACTTAACGCGAACTCGCAAAATTTCTTTCTTATGGTTGTGATTACAGCAGAGGGTTTGATATCCGGGAGGGTAGTTTTCATTGCGTAGCCTGCGATATAGTTCATGTCCTTTATCACCATTCAAAGCCTTACGACGCTCTTGTGCACCATTATTTTCTATGTGGTCTAGCACAAGCATGTCGATATCATCAATCTCGCACCCAGGCCATGAACATTGCAATTTCTCCTGCGGCCCATAATGGGATAGAACGTCGGTTTTAATTGTGGTCCTTGATTTCGCTGTATATTGATGAACTTTAGGTGCTCGACGATTATAAACACATTAACGACAAATTCCCGCATTACGACGATGAAATTTGGTGGAATCCGTCTCTCCACAAACTCTGCAAAGTCGTAGTTGTTTCTTCCAAGGCATATTGTAACTATATCACGCCTGCAAAGATAAGTCAAGAGGGCTGCGCGGGGACGTTGGGCGTCCCCTCTCGCGCCTAAAATGAAAGTGTGATCAGCACCTTCAAACTTTACGATCTCACCGAACGTGCTTTAAATTGCTCCGTGAATGCTTGATTCGGGTCTTTGCCTGCCAACCGCTGCGCCTGTTTCCACGCATCCATAATTTCTTGCGGTGTCGCATCTTTCGGAATTTCGATGACGGGTTCTTTCTTGGTGTCAACTACTTCAGTCGCTGCGCCAGTACCGGAACTGCGACCGAAAAGTGATGACGATGTCGGTGTCGTTGTTTGAACTCTGGCCGCTGCCGCCGCGCGCTGCTGTCTAGCGGCTATTTCTGCAGCCGCTGCCTCTCCAGGAGTCGCATGCTGTTCTGCCGCCAGCCGTGCGGTTTCCGCCGCCGCTGCCCTAGCATTCTCAACCGCATCCGCTTCAGATACCGCAGTCTCAGCCGGAAACACGATTCCCAATTCCTTCATTTTTGCGTAGGCAGCCGCCAACGCGCCAACCTTGTCCGTCGCGTCAACAAGCCCAAGAGCCGCAACCTGCAAACCAATCACCTGCAAATTCTTTTGACCGCCCGGCCAGTCTCGACCGGCAGGGCTGGAACGAAATACATCAGTAGCTTGTTGCCACGACTGTTCAAACTGGGTAGTCTGAGACTGCTCAACCGTAGCTTTCAGCGTGTCAATCGAGAGACCTTGCTCGGCGAGATATTCGTCCATCGCACCAGACTGCTTGATATAGTCCTTGGTGGAAATCTCACCTCGTTTGAATTTGGTTTCTAATTCAACTCGGGCAAGAGCTTTTACTTCCTCGGCTTTTGCTACAGCAGCCGCTGTCGCAATCGGGTCAACCACAGCCGCAACTTGGGTTTGTGCTTCAGGCTTAACCGCATACGCCACCGCGTACGCTTGGTTAATCATGCGCTCCAAGCCAAGCTCGTCCGAGGCAACAAATTCAAAATCGGTTCCGCCGATGTTCACTGTGCGGGTGTACTCCTTGATTTCCGCCGCATGCGCCGCCGCAGCCTTTGCGTCGTCTTCTGCTTTCTTGGCAGCCGCCGCAGCCGTGTCGGCAGCTTCCTTGACGGCGTCCGACTGCTTCTGAGCTTCGGCGATTACAGCCGCTCGAACAGTCTCAGGATTCACAGCAGCCTTAATGGCTGCCTCTAGCTCGGGATTCATTGTAACGGCGGGTAAAATCGATGCATTCGTGCTCATTGGGAAACTCCTTTGTATGGACTACTCTTATGGGATAGGAAGTCAAAAACTTGTAACAAGTTGTCAGAAACTAATAGCTGCCCGCCACACGCGCATCTTGGTCTCGCTTCTCAAAATTCTGAAGCACCTTGAGACGAACGTAGTCACCCTGGTCCTGCAATTCTTGAGCAGTCTTCTCGGGCAGGGACTCTAACTGCTCTCGGGCTTCGGCGAGACCGATGTCGATGGCTTCTTGGAGTTTGCCGAGCAAACCCTGATGGTGTTCTTTCGACGCCTGGGCGCGAGCCTTTAGTATCACGATTTGCTGCGTGTCCCAGCCACCAAAATCTACGCTGATGTCGGTAGCGATTTGCACCAGTTCTTCAGACAATCGCAGGAAGTCGATGAAACCTGGATGCGCTCGCAGACTGATGAGCCGATTAGCTCGCTCGATTGCGGGCGTCGTGGTTTGCACAAACGGTTTTGTTGCCTCGGTGACTGGATGGACGACTGGACTGCTGCTCATGCTTTGCTCCTTGATATTCTTTTCGACGAAACCCCCCGAAACAGGGGGTTTTGCGACATAAAGTATCGTTTTTCGACTTACAGCCCGAAAATTTCGCTGAATGAAACCTTGGCCTTGCGCAGCTTCAGATAATTCCAAATGCCAAACACGAAGCCGACTACAGCAACTCCCAGTTCGATGTGTACTCCGAGAACTTCATGGTTCCACATCAAAGGCAGCACACCCAAAAACGGGAGAACGCCGCACTTGAATGCGTACGCTATCAGATTGCTCTCTACAAAACCATGTTGCAGAGCTACGTCCGTCGTTCGAACATCCGAGAACTGTCCTAGAATTGCGGCTACCGTTACGAGAAAGAAAATTGCATCGAGATTCATAAAGCCTCCTTAGAATGCCGAAGAATCCATCTTTGCAAATGCGCCCTTTGCTGCACGATCAAGCCCTTGTGCTTCCGGCGTAGCTGCCTCGGCTTTCGCCGACGCCGCATCAACGGACGCCTGATGGTCAACTCCCTGAGCCTTGAGCGTATGCTTGCCTGTTTCCAGGAGCATCCGATTTTCAGACTGGTTATTGTCAACGTCCTTCTTCACTTCGCCCTGAGCCTTCACGATGCCCAGCTTGCCCTGCATTGCGGCTTGCTGTGTATTCGCCGCCATGCGAGCCTTGTCGTCGTCGTTCATCGGGACGATGATCTTTTCCTTGTATGGTCCACCAAAAGCATCAAACAACATAGTCATCATCCCATTGAAGTCAATTTTCATCGCCTGGACACCAAGATTCTCGACTGTTCCTGGTGACTGAATTAAGGTTTGCAGAATACCT